TTTGAGAATAGCGGGCGACACGCAAAGCCGGTTGTGTGTCGTGAGATACGGCCCGGCTACACGCAATGCAGGAGTGAATGATGATGCTTGTCGGATTTCGGACCTATATCGTTTCCGCCCTGACGGCGGCTTTCGGTGCGCTTGCCGTCGTTGACTGGGAAACCTTCCTGCACGATCCGAAGGCTGGCTGGTCGATCATCGCCATGTCGGTCGTCATGGCTGTCATGCGGTCGATCACCACGACGCCGCCGGCCCTGAAATGATCAGCGCGATCCTGTCGGTTGTCAGCGGCTTGTTTTCAGTCGCTGGCAAAATATTCGAATGGCTTTACGCCAAGCAACTGGTGGACGCAGGCCGTGTTCAGGAAAAGCTCTACGCCCTTAACAAACAAGTGTACGAAGCCCAGATCGCTGTTGCGGCTCGCGAAGCTGTCCGTGCTGCTACCATTCGTGACGGCGTGTCAATCGACGACAACGATCCCTTCCTTCGCGACTGATCGGCCCGCATTCTGTGACGCTGCGCGGGCGATCTATTACAGCAGGCATGACAGTCCGCCGACGATCGCCCAGATAAAGGAACATAACGCGGTTGGTGTGGTATTAAAATGCGGGTGGCTACCCGCAAAGAAGGCGAAGTGACATGAAAGACGGGCACCATGAAACCTTGTGGGATTTTGTGTCATCATTGTTTGAAACAACGAATGAAAAGATAACCGCAGCAATATCGGGTGCCGCTATTATCAGTCCAGCTTTTCCAACCTTTAAGCAAACGTCCGACACGGCGACGTTATTGATGCCGATCCTTGGTTGTCTTTGGCTGCTCAGTCAGATCGCCTTCAAGTGGTATGGACACTTCTCGCGGCCAAAGGACGGGCCTGATGGCACATAAGCCGGGACTGACGCGCGACGAGCTTGATCAAACCCGACGCGCGCTTGAAGCCAACGGCGGCAACGTCCGGGCAACGGCTGTTGCCTTGGGCATATCCCGCCGGGCCATGCAGCACAGGATGGCGAAGCTACGGAAATTCACGGCACCGTTACTGCCAAGCCCTATACGCGATCTCGACGAACTGATTGCTGATCGCATTAAGGAAAGCCGTAGATCAAAGAACGCTGACGACGCGCGCGATCTGATCAAGATCAGCGTCAATATCGACGGCCCGTTTGGGTTATTGATCTTCGGCGATCCGCATGTTGACGACGCCGGATGCGACTTTGAGACACTGGCAAAGCACCGACAGCTTGCAATCGATCATCCGTTTATCCTCGCCGGGAACATCGGCGACAATTTGAATAACTGGGTTGGTAGGCTGGGCCAATTATACGCGCACCAAACGACTACAGCCGCCGAAGGATGGAAGCTGGTTGAGTGGCTGATCCGTCCGATCAACTGGCTGTTCCTGATCGGCGGCAACCACGATCTCTGGATGGGCAATGGCGATCCGCTTCAATGGATAGCATCGCAGGCCGGTAGCATATATGAGCCGCACGGCGTCAGAATGGCGCTAAAACAGCCTTGCGGCACAGTGACAAGAATAGCAGCACGGCACGATTATCCGGGCCACTCAATTTACCACAGCCTCCACGGCCCAAAGCGGGAAGCCCTTATGGGTTTCCGAGATCACCTGATAATTGCTGGCCATAAACACATCGGCGCGTCGGAGCAGTTTGTCACGCCGGACGGGCTTGTTTGCCAGATTGTCCGCGTGTCTGGATACAAGATCGTCGATGCGTATGCCAAGCAGTTAAACCTCAAGAAAATGCTCATGCATCAGGCGGCGCTTATCATTATCGATCCGCGCGAGCCTGACACAAGTGCTGGCCGCTGCTGGTGCGCGCCAACCGTGGAACGCGGCGTCATGTTTCTGAATGCCCTGCGTGCCGACTACGAACAAGGGACAACAAATGTCAGCAAAAGAAAACCGGCGGCTGGTGGAAGCAAACGCGTTAGCACAGGGAATACATAACCGGCTGCTGGAAACGAATACCGGCCTTCAGGACGCCTACGAAGACGCCTGCGTATGGATCGGTGAGCTTTATCTTGCCCTTGAAGCCGCTGAGCGATCTGTGTCGGCGGGCTATGTCAGGACAAATACAGCGCACCTGAAATGGCAGGCAGACAGGTCTATAAACCCGGTTGATGACGGCGACGCGTGGATTTCGACGGGAGGCGCAAATGGCTGATGAAGACTACGAATTCGTCGTTTCACCGGACGGCATGTCGAACCTGATCGCGGACAAGGTAGCAAGCCGGACTGCTGCGTATATTGATCTGCTAGTGGAAACCAACAAGCTGAAAGACGACGCGCTTGTTGCCGAAGCGTTGGAAATGCTGAAGCGCGTTAGGTTGTCGATCAGCGTGAATTCAGAAGCGACGCTCAGCACCCTGAAAGGCGGGAAGGCTAACTAGGCGGCTTTGCGTATAAAAGTTAAATATACGCTTTCGCGTATTCAGTCGTCTTCCTGATCCCACATTTTGTATCGCCCGCTGTTGCCTGTCCTGTCGCCCATGAGCGCCAGCACGATCCGCACGAAGCACATGCCTACGGTGTAAACGCCGATGGCTGTGAATAGATGGACGATCATCCAACGCCTCCGCCGTTGTCTTTGTTGAACAAATACCACAGCATGACGTAGATGCCGACGAATGCCAGCACGGTGAAAATGGCTTTAAGCATCGCTATCCTCCACTCGGACGACGAGGCGTGCGCCAAGAGCGTTTATAACGGCTTCTAGCTCTATAATTCTTGGGTTCCTGTTATTCAGCCGCCATTTCCGCATGGCGGATGCGGATACGCCGGAGCGAGCCGAAACGTCATGCTGCGAGCATTTCTGATTGTTGATCTCGCGCCATATCCACCGCACGAGCGGATGAACGCCGTTTTTGACAATCGGCACATTTGCGCGTCTGTATCGGATCATCTCGCTCATCGTGTCGCAAACTCCGCTGCAAACGCGAGATAGTTCGCGCAGTCCAGATAATTGTCTCGCTTGTATGGGCTGGACCGCATTCGTGCGAGTTTTACGGACGCCAATATAATTGCCACGTCGTAGCAAGAAAGCTCGCGACCAAGGATCGTCCCGGCAATCTCTGCCGCTCTGTCAAAGTTCTTCTCTATCCCTCCATAATCCTGCCCGCGTTCTCCGATTAGTCCGGCAGCCTCTGACAAAAAATCATGCGGATTCATCTGGCGGGCTCCATAATTGCTGCGACCGGCGCGTCGGCCTGATTTTGGTATTTGCCCGCGTACGGGCTCTCTGTTGGTTCGGCCAAGAGGTGGAAAATTATCTGGGCGATTGGCGAACCGGCCTCGATGTCAATCGGCGCATAGCCGTGGTTCGTAAGCTCAAGCGTAAGCCATCCGGTCCACGACGGTTCGATAATGGTGTTTTGAACGGCGAGGCCGCGCCTCGCCCATGTGGATTTATCGGCGACATGCGCCAGAACGTCGGCGGGCATATGAAACCGCTCTACGGTTGACGCCAGAGCAAATTCGCCAGCCATTAGCGTCAGCCGTTGCTTGATGCGAACATCGTATCCAGCCGGGCCGAGGCCGTAGCTCATACCGTGGATGACGGTGCGCTCGGCGAACGGTGAGACCATTTTAGATTGCAGGCACCGGGATCGGATCATTTGTGCGGGCAAAATCAAAGCGTTGCTCCTTCAATGCAATGTGCGGCAGTTTGCGGCAGAAATAGCCCAAAAAAGGCCATTCCTGACGCACCTAAAAGATCGTAGATGTTTGAATTATAAAGAGATTGCGGTTTACGCCGCGCGCTCATAACGGCTTGGTTGGGGGTTCGAGTCCCTCCCGGCCCACCGGCGAAATCAATGGTTTGCGGGCTCGGATTTGGCGGCAAGGTTCGCTTGCGGCAGATATGCGGCAGATTGCGGTTCATGCGCCGTTCTATTTCCTTCCGAGGATTGCGATTTCATCCCGCAGGTGATCCGGCGCGAGATGCCCGTAGTGGCGCTCAACCATGACTTCGCTGGTCCCTAAAATCTCCGCCACCTTGCGCGTTGAGACGCCTTTCTGGATCAACCAGGAGGCCGTCGTATGCCTGAGCGTATAGGCTGTAACAGCCGTATCTAGCCCGGCGAGCTTTACGGCCCGTCCAAGCGCGACTTTTACCGACAGGACGGATTTACCGTTCCAGCGGATTACCGGCCCTGTGTGGCCGTCTCTGGCCGCCCAACGGGCCATATGCCGGGTTAGCGTCGGAGCCATCGGGACCGGCGGCTGGCGCTTGTTCGTCCGGCGGGCTCCAGAGGCCAGCCGGTAGATCATGCCGTTTTCTGTGTCTACATAGCCGCGCCCGATCTCATGGTGCCATGACAGGCCGAGGATGGCTCCGGGCCGAGACCCTGTGTAGACGCCGATCAGAATGAACCGGGCCAAATGCCGCAGCGGGCGGCGAACCGTTGCCGAGCCTTCCTGATTTTCGCGGGTGACGAGGCAGACCCACAAGAGCCGGGCGACCTCTGCCCGCGTTAGCCAACGAAGCCGTGAAGATCCGGCTGGCGGCAAAACAACGCGGATCAGTTCGCGGTGATACCCTTCCTTGTGGTGGTGATTTATTGCGGCGGCCAAATCCTGTAGGTCGCGCCGGGCTCCGCCCGTATTGCCGCGCCATTCGGCATATTTCCGGCACAGCGCGCCCGTTATATCGTTGAGCGTATATTCTCCGAAAAACTCGATAAGCCTCTCGGCCCGGCCAGCTGCGCTTACGCGACTTGCCTGACCCGGCACTACGTCTTTCAGGTAAATGTTTATAACGTCTGCCATCATTATTTTTGCAAGCGGACGATCTCTGCGGACGGGCTCATGTTTGGCTGCGAGATAGTCAGCGAGCCGTTTTTCAGCGCCCGCGCGGTCGCTAGCGCCGCAGCCTGTGCCAATTTTCTTCGATCCATCTCGGATGACCCATAGCCGTCCGTCTCCCGGCCTTCGTTCTGGCATGAGGTAGAGTCTTGGGCCTTTGGCTTGACGCGGCATCGTGATCTCCACTCATCTACTGCGGCTGGCGTCGTGATAACACGTCGGCCAAGCCTCTCCACCATAAGCTCGCCGCGCTCAACCGCGACGCGCAATGTAGCAACTTTCACAAGGCCGCGCAGACATATCTCTGCGGCTTCTTGCAGTGATATTGGCGAATCCGGCGAAAGGCTCATTTTGTGTCCTCATACATATTTCTTGGCGGCAAGCTCTGTTTTGCTATGCGAGGCTGCCTTCCAGAACTCGGAAACCCTCGGCTCTTGATCGTGCCTTTCGGTTCGACGGCTCCGATGTGACGACGATGTTGGCGGCGTGTTTTAGCAATCTGCGGTATATCCTGTTTTGCTGTCTTCTCTTTATGACAGGACTCGCAAAGAACCTGACAGTTTTGGATTTCACCTGTCCCGCCCAGCCGACATGGTATGATGTGATCGAAATGAATTTTCCCAATTTGCAAGGGCAGACCGCATAATTTATTTTCGCACCGACCTTTACTGCGTTCATACGCCTGTTCCTTTGTCTTTGCGGTGAATTCATCGCGCTTCACGATGCGTCGGCCTCATCCGACAGAGTGACTCCACGCTCAGCCGCAAACGCGCTGATCAGTTCTAGTAGGGCCGTCATCTGTTCGCGGCTCAAACTGCTTGTGCGAAGTCCAAGCGGCACGCGCGTATTTGGATTAAGTCCGGGAACGACCCTGTATTCGCGCAGCGCGGCTGTGAATATGTCCTTCCAGCAGTCCGGCGTTAGCTTTTCGCCATACCATTCAACCTGCGCTGCGATTTCCGATAGCCGCGACCACATCAAGGCGTTTTGCTCGATGGACCGCGCATCGTGCTTTTTAAACGCGACCATGGTTCCGGGCGGAGCTTTTCCAACCCACCCGGCAACCTTGCGTCGATCAGTGTCGCTGACTATCGGAATCCAGTTTGGCATTGGCTCACCCGAAAGGAATATCGTCGTCCAACTGATCTGTTAAAGAACC